ATATTATAGAAGATACTCCAAACAATTAAAATTATGATATATACAACACCAAACACAAGTTTATTGACTGAAGTAGATGCAGAGGGAAACCCTGTATGCGACTTTTCACAAATCGTAGAGGATTCTGCTGCAACTGTTAGAAGGTCTTTAGATGGTACATTATTTATTGCTAAATTTATGGGCGAAACTCCTACTTTTTTAGAGGGCTTAGACCAATATACTCACGAGGAGATATTAGCAATAGTAAGAACAGATGCTTGGACACCTGAGCAAGAATAAAATAAATTATGGAAAATATACTAAGTGTAGATTTATCAAGCGCAACATCTCCGATTATTGAGGAAATTAGGGGTAAAGATTATATAGAGTACGGAACAGAGGAATGGCGAAACCTATATCCACAGTTTCTTATAGATCTTTATTACAATAGTTCTACTCACGCAGCAATTATTAATGCTACTGCTGAAATGATTGCAGGAGATGATATAGTTATTGATGATGAAGAAGAAGAACAAAGAGATAACTTAGATAGATTAGTTAAATTAAAAAACTTTTTCTATCACGCAAATGGTAAAGAAACTTTACACGAAGTAATTAAAAAAATTAGTTTTGACTTTAAGCTACAAGGTTCATTCGCTTTACACCTTATATGGAATAAAGCTAAAACGGAAATTGTAGAACTGTATCACGTTCCTGTAGAGAGGGTACGAGCAGCTAAACCAAATGCTATGGGAGTTGTAGATACTTATTATGTATCAGCAGATTGGAGTAATACAAGACAAAACAAACCTACACCTATTGCTGCATTTGATATGAATGATAGAACAAGTCCTAGTCAGTTACTTTATAGTGGATTGTATAGTCCTAATATGGACATTTATCATACACCTGATTACATAGCTGCAAATAATTGGGCATTAGTTGATCAACGTGTAGCAGAGTTTCACTTAAACAACATAAGTAATGGATTTTCAGGCAGTTATATGGTTAATTTCTCGAACGGAGTACCGACACAAGAGGAAAGATTAGCTATTGAAAGAAGTCTTACAGATAAATTTACATCAGCAAGTAATTCAGGCAAATTTGTGCTTACGTTTAGTGACGATAAAACTAGAACTCCTGAGATATTTCCTATATCAGTAAGTAACGCCGATAAACAGTACTTGGCTTTACAAGAATTATTAGTTCAGAACATTTTAACAGGACACCGAGTTACATCTCCAATATTATGCGGTATAAAGAGCGACACAGGTCTTGGAAACAATGCTGAGGAGTTAATGAATGCTGCAGACTTTTATTTAAATTCCGTAGTAAAACCATTCCAAACACATATTATAAAAGTTTTATCAAAAATATTTAAGATAAATAATATGGACTTGCCTGTTTCATTTGTTCAGCTTAAACCAATTACTTCTAAGTTTACTATTGAAGATATGAGAAGTGTAATGACACAAGATGAGATACGTGAAGAACTTGGATTAGCACCTTTAGAAAAAGAAGAAGTAGTAGAAGAAGATCTAGCTAAAGTAGGAATGATAGATGGTAAACCTGTATTTGATACTATAGCTGAAGCAGAAGAACAAGCAAAAAAGATTGGGTGTAGTGGTTATCACGAGCATAATCTAGAAGGCAAGACAGTATATATGGCTTGTGAATCACACGAAGAAATGTTAAATCTAGAAAAGACAGATTTATGTAATTGGATAGATCAAGTTGGAGAAGATATACCTGAAGGTTGGGAAATGTTAGATGAAGAAGTAGTTGATGGAGAACATTTAGATTTTGATTTTGAAAAAGAATTAAATAGTATAGCAGATGAAAAATATGATTTAGCATCTACTGTAACTGCTAGACCAAATGCTAGAAGTGAGCAAGATGGAGTAAATAAATCTTTTAATGATTATTATAAAGTAAGATATGTATATGCTACTGATAACTTTTTAACTAATAAATCAGGTACTAGCAGAGAGTTTTGTCAGAAAATGGTCGAAGCTAAAAAACTATATCGTAAAGAGGATCTAGTGAATGTAGATAGTAATAAAGTAAATTTTGGATTTGGACACCCAACAGATGCATATCCTGAAGGAGAACCATATAACGTGTTTTTATACAAGGGCGGTCCTCAATGTCGCCATTTCTTTTTGAGAAGGATCTTCAAAACTTCTTTAAGAAATGCTAAAAGTAAGATTGATGATAGTCAGATAATTAGTTATACTAAAGCTAAATCAGAAGGATTTACTGCTAAAAGAAATGATAAGCTAGTAGCAATAGCACCACAAAGAATGAAAAATAACGGATATTACAACTAAAAATTATGGCAGGATATGTACTATTTATAAGTGAAGATAAGCTAAAAGATTCAACTGCAATCAATATGAATGTAGATGTAAATTTTTTACTTCCTTATGTAAAAATCGCACAAAAAAAATATGTAGAAACAAAGCTTGGTACTAATCTGTTTGTAGCAATACAAGGTATGATTAGTGGGGGTACTATCAGTAACCCTGCAAATGCTAACTATAAGCTTTTATTAGATGATTACGTATCTGATATGTTAGTTCACTATGCTTTCTATGAAGTATTGCCTTTTTTAAGATATAAGGTGCAAAACAACAATGTAGTTAGTAAGACATCAGAAAATGCATTACCATTAAGTAGAGCAGAAGCACAAGATCTTAGATCAGAGATTAGTAATACTGCACAATTCTACACAGAACGACTTGTAGATTACTTATGCAACAATAGTAGTCTTTATCCTGAATACTCGACAAATTCAGGAAGTGATGTTTCTCCAAATTCCAATGCTTACTATCAAGGTATGAATCTTGAAAGACCTGATAAACAAGATAATAAAATAACAATTAGAGATTTTTTAGATACTACATATAATTAATGAAGAAACATTATAAAGTAAAAGAAGTAAATAAAACAAAATTAAAATCATATTTGACAAATGCCAATACAAAAAACAGTACAGGACACTCTCGAAGTAGCAGCAGTAAACGGAACAGTTCTAAGTGTAACAACATTCAGTAATATAGAATTAGCATTAAAAATTGTCTTGCTAGTTATATCTATTGCGTACACAATAGACAAATGGTATAGTCAAAAGAAAAAGCACAATGAAAAAAAGAAAGCTAAATAGTACGAACCCACGTTATCAAAAGGTAGAAGAAGCAAAGAAAACTACTAAAGTTTTGATAAACAATCTTAAAGGGGTAAAAATCTTTGCAGTATTTAATATATAAATTTTGAAACATTTTAAAATATCTGAATTTGATAGTCCTGATTTAGAAGGTAGTGGACAAAAAATGGATAAAGTCTTTTTAAAACTTTTAGATCAAGCTAGAGATAGGGCAGGAGTACCATTTAAAATACTAAGTGGTTACAGGACTATAGAACACAATCTAAATGTTGCAGGTGGTAGAGTAGGATCTAGCCACCTTTTTGGTTTAGCAGCAGACATCTATTTACCTAAAAGTTCTAGGGATAGATTTTTAATAATAAATGCTTTGTTAGAAGTAGGTTTTAACAGACTAGGTATATCTTTTGATAGAGGATTTATTCACGTAGATAACGATAGAAGTAAGGATAAAAATGTCATTTGGACATATTAATTAATTAAAAATAATAAAAATGAAAAACTATTTAATTTTAACGATTTTAAAGTCAAAGAAAGTATGGTTTACTATAGCAGCAATAATCGTGCCTTTTATAGCTAGAAGTTTAGACGTAGAAGAAGTACACGTTAGTGAAATGTTTTGGGCTTTAGTTGGTTTGACAGGCGCACAAGGTTTAGCCGATAGTGGAAAGAAGTAATAGATATAGATTAAAACCTAATGAGATAAAGATCCTACAGAAACTAAGAGAGCAAGAAAAAAGTAATGTATTAGTAATAGGGGACTTGCACGAACCTTTCTGTTTGGATTCTTATCTTGATTGGTGTAAAGAACAGTATGAGGTCTATAATTGCACAGAAGTAGTCTTTATAGGCGATATAATCGACAATCACTACTCTAGCTATCACGAGACATCAGCAGATGGAATGGGTGGCTTAGATGAACTAGAATTAGCTATTAAGAGAATCTCTAGGTGGTATAAAGCTTTTCCAATAGCAAAAGTTATTATAGGTAATCACGACAGAATTATAATGAGAAAAGCACAAACAAGTGCAATCCCTAGTAAATGGATCAAGTCATATAAAGAAGTATTAGAAGTTCCTAATTGGGAATTTGTAGAAAGATATGAATTAAACAATGTTCAGTATATACACGGAGAGGGTGGTACTGCAAGAACTAAATGTAGAGCAGATATGATGAATACTGTTCAAGGTCATTTACATACGCAATGTTATACAGAACACTATGTTGGAAAAAACTTTAGAGTTTATGGAACACAAGTAGGTTGTGGTATCAATCACAAGTCGTATGCTATGGCTTACGCAAAATATGGTAAACGTCCTGCAGTTGCTTGTGCAGTTATTCTTAATAATGGACAAACTCCATTAAACCTTTTAATGCCCTTATAGTCAATAAGTTAGGTATTTCTTAAATCTAAATTGTTAATAAGTTAAATAATTATTATGTTAATATAATAGTTAATTAAAATATTTATTATATATTTGTAAAGAATTTAAAACAAAAACAATTATGAAACAAAATATAGTAACACATAAATTTAATAAACAAGAATTTTTATTAAATGAAATAGAAACTGAAAAGTTTTTTGAAAAACAAGACAAAACAAATTATACAGTAAAAACAAAAATATCAATTAAAGATGTAATAAATTTTATTGTATGGTTTTTAATTGTAGGTATTGGTTCTGTTGGTTTATTAATGTTAGGTTCTTTATTAGATAGAATATAATTATGGATATATATAAACCAACACCATTAACTGATGAAGAATATGCTGAGTTACAAATTCAACATAAAAAAGAAAGAGAAAAAAGATTACTGACTTATGATAATACTAAGGTTGAAGCTAAGTTAGTTTACTACAAAGGTACTTCTGCAGCAGTAGGAACTAACTCTTATTTAAATAAACAATTTGCAGATATTAAAAAAGATTGGAACTCTGTAATTATGATAGGAACAACTAGACAAAGATGTGCTGATGATACAATAGAGATCACAGGCACATACTCTTTAAATCTTACAGATAAAATGATAAAGGAATATGAAGCTAATGACAAAAAACTTTTAATAATATGAAAACAGAAGATTTAACAGAAGATGATGTAAATAAACTAAAATTGATAAAACAATTATTAGATAAGGAAGAAACATCTAGCAATATGATTTACAAAAGAATGAATGATATAAATACTTTTCAATGTGCAGACAATGAATTGTATTTAAGAGGGCAAGATGAAATGGGAGAGGATTTTACAATAGTGTTTGATGCTTTTGATTTTTTAAGATGGATAGATAGAGAGCAAATACAATACATAAAAAAACAAACAATTAAATATATAAAACAAAAATGAAAAAAGAAAACAATTATTTAATAGCTATACAAAGTGAATTAAAAGCACCTAAGAACCAATATAATAGTTTTGGTAAATATAAATATAGAAGTGCAGAAGATATATTAGAATCAGTAAAACCTTTATTAAAGAAATACAACTGCTATTTAACAATAACAGAAACTACTAAAGAAATTGCAGGTTATTTAGTTTTAAATTCAAAAGTAGAAATATCAGATGGAGAAAAGACTTTATCAGTTGAAGCACAAGCAGGTATTAATCCTGAAAGAAAAGGAATGGATATAGCACAATCTTTTGGATCTAGCAGTTCTTATGCTAAAAAATATGCACTTGGTAATTTATTTCTATTAGATGATACTAAAGATGCTGATAGTAATAAAGTCAATGAACCTATTGGTAAAAAGGTTTTATCAAGTGAAAAGTTTAATGCTATGTTAAAAGCAGCAAATGAAGGTAAAACAGATTTAGTTAAATCTAAAATGAAAGATTATATTTTATCAGATAATCAACAAAAGGTTTTAAGTACAACTTTAAATAATTAATAATTAATAAATAATAAAATGAAAAATGTAATAGAAGGAAAATTAGTAAAAGTATTTGATTTAGAATCAGGTACATCTAAAGCAGGTAAGGAATGGAAAAAGCAATCAATCTTAATAGAACAAGATACTAAGTACAATGCTGAGGTTGTAGTTTGTTTTTTTAATGATAATGTAAATCAGATAAAATCTAATGAAATAGGAAATATTGTAAGTTGTAATATTAATTTATCATCTAGAGAATTTAATGGTAAGTATTACCACAATATAGATGGATATACTTGTAATGTAACTGATATTATAAATAGAGATGAAAGCATAGAAGAAGAAAGTGATGACTTACCATTTTAATTATGACAGAAAAAGAAAAATTTATAGAAATATGTAATTTAACTACTAATATAGTAGGACTAGATAAAGGATCTTTAGCTGAAAAAACTAGAAAAGAAATAGTACATACACCTAGAATGGTAGCTAGTCTTGTTGGTAGAATGATAGAAGATATACACCCTACAACTATAGCTAAAATAATTAAAAGAGATAGAACATCTGTTTTGCATTATGAAAAATGTCATAGTATGTACTATACTTCTGATCCTAAATATAGAGAACTATTTAATAAAGTTTATAATATTTACTTTGATATAATCAAATTAAAGAAAAAATTTGAATCAAAAGATAAGATTAGAATGTTATTAGTTAAATCAGGTATAGATGTTAATATTAAGAAACCACAAGTATATATTATAATAAAAAGTGGATCTATAGTTTATAAATTAAAAACTAATTATTTTTATTGTTCTGAAAATATTAATACAATAAAAGATGTTTTCAAAGATTATAATTATACTTTAGAAATAAAAACTATATGAAAGAGAAACCAAATTACTATGCTATTTTAACTGCTAATGTTAGATATAATAAAAATCTAACACCTAATGCTAAATTACTTTTTGCAGAAATAACTGCTTTAGAGAATATGAATGGTCAATGTTTTGCAAGTAATAGATACTTTGCAGATTTATATAATGTATCTAAAACAAGTATATCAAAGTGGATAAGTCAATTAGAATCATTTGATTGTATAAAAACTACATATACATACAAAGAGGGTAGTAAAGAAATTGATAAGAGGTATATAACAACTATTAAAGGGGGTATTGAAGAAAAGTTAAATAGGGGTATTGAAGAAAAGTTAATAGATAATAATACAAGTATTAATAATAATATTACATATAGTAATAAAAGGGAGTTTTTTAAAAAACCAAATGTTTTAGAAATTAAGGATTATTGTTTAGAAAGAAATAATAATATAGATGCTGATTCTTTTTTTGATTTTTATGAATCTAAAAATTGGTTTGTAGGAAAAAATAAAATGAAAGATTGGAAAGCTAGTATAAGAACTTGGGAGAGAAGAAGTTTAGATCAATCTAATAAAAGTAAAATAAAAACACAGGTATCAGAATGGGAAAAGGCAAAGAAATATATAGAAAAAATATAATAGAACTAGATGATTATTTTGCATATAGTGGTAAAATTGAAATAAATGGTAAATTTACAAGTAACTATGAAGAATATAATTACAATAAAAATACCTTTATAAATAATGATATGTCAAAATATGTGCTGAAGGATTACAAAAAAATTAAAACTAAAATTAAATAAAATGGAAACAATACTAACAATACTATTAGCATTAGCAACTTATGGATTTGGATTTCTTAGTGGTACTATTTCTAATCAAGATAAAACAGAAATAGAAGAAGATCATAATCAATCAGCTATACACTTTAATAGTATAAGCAAAGATGATTAAGACATTACAAGAAGAAAACAAAAAGGAATTAATTGAAAAGGTAATAGATTTAATAGGTATAACTTCTGTATCTCTTGGACATAGAATAGATGCAGATACTATTTTTACTTTAGCACAAATATTTGCTGAAGATCTACAAACAGAAAACAGATTTAAAAGACTGACTTTTAATCAAGTGCAAGATGCTTTTAAAATAGGTGTAAGGTTTAGTGAGTTTGATCCTTATATAAATATTAGAACATTTTACCGATTCGTAATTAGTCATAAGAAAACCATTGATTCTGCTTACTATGATGTTCATACACTAAATAAGAAACCTGAACAAGTACCTTATTATCAACCACCACAAAAACTTTTAAGATGAAAACAAAAGATAAAGTAATATATTGGTTAGATAAATATCCTAAACTTAGAGATGATGATAATAGACTTTGTGCTAATATATGGTCTGAAGAATTAAATAATTTAGAAATAACTGCTAAAGATTTTTTAAGGTTATATGCTAGTAATAAATTAACATCAGCACCTAGTATAAAAAGAGCAAGAGCAAAGTTACAAGAAGAATGTCCTGAATACAGAGGGAAGAAGTATAATTTAAGAAAAGGAATATTGCAAGATAAATGGAGAAAAGATTTAGGTTATGAAAAAAACTATTAGCAAACTAAAAAAAGAATTAGACAAATGGTTTAGTTTATATATTCGTTTAAAAGATTCTGATGATTTTGGTATGGTAAAGTGTTATACTTCGGGTAGATTTTATCATTATAAACAAATTCACGCAGGTCATTTTATGAGCAGAAGGCACTTAGCAACTAGATGGTGTGATCAAAATGTTAAGCCACAGTCAGCAGCAGATAATCTTTTCGGTCAAGGAGAACAGTTTAAGTTTGGAAATCAATTAGATATTGAATATGGAATAGGTACTGCTCAAGAATTACAAATAAAAGCAAGACAGTCTTGTAAGATTTCTAGAAGTGAATATGAGGAAAAGATAAGTTATTACAAAGAGATTGTTAAAAACTTAAAAAAAGAAAAAAATCTAGAATAAATATTTCGTTATATTTGGGTTATGACAAAACCCATTTTTGCAAATACTATGCATCAAATAATTGTCAATGATTATTTAAACTTGATGTTGTCTTTTGTAAAAGAAATTTCTACTAAAACAAAATACCAAAATTTTAAAGAAGTACTAGAACTAATTATTGAATATCACAATAGTTATGGAGAAGATGTTACTGTAATTTCAGGTAATTGGAATGATTGGTTAATGATAATACCTGTAAATACTTCTGTAATGGTCAATGGTTTTTTTGCAGGTATATCTACTAAAAGCAATTCAGAAATTATAAAGTCTTATAAACTTTTATTAGACAATAGTTTAGAACTATTAGTAAGAGATTTAAAAGAAATAGAGTTTACTAATGAATAAGATTTATCAAGCAGTAGCAAATTGTAGAGAAACATTTGTAGAGATGTCTTACACTTTTAGTCAAGATGTAAATGAAATACAAGAAACTGTTTCAGAATTAATGCTTTATTTTTTACAGATGAATCCTGATACTCTTAGATCTATTTATGAAAAAGATAATAAAAAAGGTATATTAAGTTATGGCGCAGTAGTTTTAAGAAGAAGTTTTACAAGTCCTAGAAGTCCTTATTATTATAAATACAAAAAGTATTATACACATATTGATAGTAGATCAAGTAATATAACTTATGATAATTCAGATGTATATCATAAAAAACATTTATATAATATACCAAATCCTAATGAATTTCAACAATGGCAAAAGTTAGAGCAAATCGATAAAGCATTAGATGATTTTTATTGGTATGATAGAGATGTATTTAAACTCTATTATTATGAGGGTAATACACTTAGTGGACTTGCAAAGAAAACAGGTATAAGCAGGAACAGTCTGTTTACAACTATAGATAAAGTAAGAGAACAATTAAAAGAATTGCTAGATGAATAAGTTTTTTGTAAGTGATGAGGTTTACAAAGATAGACTTGACATCTGTAAAGGTTGTGATTATTATTTTAGACCTACGGGTTCTTGTAAAATTTGTTTGTGTTTTATGTCAATCAAGGCACGAATCAGTTTAATGGAATGCCCACAGAAGTATTGGTTAAAGACTAAGGAACTTGAACAACCTGTAGGAATACCTGAAGAATTAATTGAAGAAGTATTACTAATATGGGAAGATATTAAAACAGGGATAGCTAAAAATCAAGCAGTAAAAAAGAGAATGATTACTCTTTACAACACTATATATGGAACAAATTATAAAACAAACACAAGTTGTGGAACTTGTTTAAATGATACTTTTAAAGGAATTAAAATAATATATGAAAAATACAGAAGATAAAACACCAAATTATTATACAGGAAAAGTTTATGGATATAAAGCATTTGATATAATAGAGGACTATGCATTAAATTATAATTGTGCAACTGCACTTACTTACATTTTAAGAAGTGATAGAAAACATAATACACCTGATGAGTGTTTGCAAAAAGCAATAGATCATCTAAATAATGAATTAAAAAATTTAAAAAAGAAAAAAAAGAAAGTTAGAATAAGTCATATTTAAAGGAGAGTAGGCACAGTGCCTGTAATAATTATTAAATGTTTTTAACTCTCCTTTATTTTAAAATTAATACTATGTTAATATATCAATGTAATCAATGTGGAATAAAAAAACAATTAAGTAAAATTGTAATGAAAATAATTGACAACAAGGTTTGTCATATTGGTAGTGAATGTCCTAAATGCGGAGAATATATGCAAGAAGTAGAAAAGGAGTTTGGTGGATTTCCTTCTCTTAAAAGGACAGAACCAACTTTATCTAACAGAAAAGATAAACTATGGGGTGGTGTTAAAGACAGATTAAAATAAATAACAATAAATTCTATTATATACTATGAAACTAGAAATCAATAAGTTAAAACCAAATCAAGCTAATCCAAGAATTATAAAAGATAAAAAGTTTAAAAAGCTTATTAAGTCTATAAAAGAATTTCCTGAAATGTTAGATCTTAGACCTATAGTAGTTGATGAAGATATGACAATCTTGGGTGGTAATATGAGATATAAAGCTTGTATAGATGCAGGACTAAAAGAAGTTCCTGTTACTATTGCTAAAGGTTTAACTGATGCACAAAAGCAAGAGTTTATAGTAAAAGATAATGTAGGGTTTGGAGAATGGGAATGGGATATGTTAGCTAATGAGTGGGATAGTGTTCAACTTGCTGAATGGGGTTTAGATGTATGGGAAAATCAAGATGATGTAATAGAAGAAGAAGAAGAAACATATACTAGAAAAATTGTAGCACCAACTTATGAACCAAAAAATAAAAAACCTGAATTAGAAGATTTGTTTAATACAGATAAAGCAGATGAACTTATACATAAAATTAAACAAGCTAAATTAAGTGAAGAAGAAACATTATTTTTAAGTCATTGTGCATTAAGACATACAGTATATGATTATAGTAAAATAGCTGATTTTTATGCACATTCAAGTAAAGAAATTCAAAAACTTATGGAAGATTCTGCTTTAGTTATTATAGACTTTGATAAGGCAATAGAAAATGGATATGTAAAACTGACTAAAGAAATAGCTGCAGCATATAAAAAGAATGGCATATTATGATAGATAAAGATTTTGCAGTATTTATTTTAACTTATGGTAGAGCAAATAATGTTAAGACATATAAAACCTTAAAAAGATTTGGATATACAGGTAAAATATATTTAATCTGTTCAGATGATGATAAGCAAGTTAAAGATTATAAAGAAAAATATAAAGATCAAGTAATAGTATTTTCTAAAAAAGACTATAAAGATAAATTTGATATTGGAGATAATTTTGATGATGAAAGGGTTGTTGTTTATGCTAGAAACTCTTGTTATGATATTGCAAAGAAATTAGGTATAACATACTTTTTAGTATTAGATGATGACTACACAGACTTCAGCTATAGATTTAATGATGAATTATCTTACAATAAAGGTAGAGGTTATATAAATAAAGTAGATGATATATTTAAAGCAATATTGAAATATTATAAATCAATTCCTGCAAAAACTATAGCACTATCCCAAAATGGAGATTGGATAGGTGGACAACATAGTGGTTGGGCAAAAGAATTAAAGCTTAAAAGAAAATGTATGAATAGCTTTTTTTGTAGTACAGAAAGACCATTTAAATTTATGGGTAGAATAAATGAAGATGTTAATGCTTACACATTACTTGGAAGTACAGGAGATTTATTTTTAACTATACCTAATGTTTCTTTAAAGCAAACAGATACACAAAGTAATGATGGTGGATTGACAGACATCTATTTAGATCAAGGAACTTATGTAAAGTCTTTTTATTCAGTAATGTTTTGTCCTTCATCTGTAAAGGTAGGTATGCTAAATACTGAAAGGTCAAGACTACATCACAGAGTAAGTTGGAACAATGCAATCCCTCTTATATTAAATGAAAAATATAAAAAACAATGAACAAAGATAGACACATAAAAAAGGAATCAATATTAGCAGCATTAGAAAAGTCTTTAGGTGTTGTTACTGTAGCTTGTAAACAAGCAGATGTTCCACGTTCAACATATTACAAGTGGTTAAATGAAGATGAGGAATTTGCAAAGGCAGTTAAAGATATTGAAAACATAGCATTAGACTTTGGGGAAAGTCAATTACATAAACAAATAGGAGATGGTAATACTTCAGCTACTATATTCTTTTTAAAGACTAAAGGAAAGAAAAGAGGTTATGTAGAAAGAAATGAAGTAGATCTTACATCAGGAGATGAACCAATTAAAATTAATGTAAATATCAAAGGGGTTGAATATTGATACTGAATTTACTCATACTCAAGGACAAGCAATAGAATACTTATTTGATAAGAAAACAACAGAAGTATTATTTGGTGGTGCAGCAGGTGGTGGTAAGTCTTGGGTAGGTTGTAGTTGGTTAATTCTATTATGTATTAAATATCCTAAGACTAGGTACTTAATGGGTAGGTCTAAGCTAGATAGTTTAAAAAAGACTACTCTTAATACTTTCTTTGAAGTTTGTCAGACTTGGGGAATCTTAGCTAATAAGCACTACAATTTTAATGCAGGTTCTAACATCATAAAGTTTTATAATGGTAGTGAGATAATACTTAAAGACTTGTTTCTATACCCATCAGATAGGAACTTTGACAGTCTAGGTTCATTAGAAATTACTGCTGCTTTTATAGATGAAGCAAATCAGATAACAGAGAAAGCAAAGAACATAGTAGCTTCTAGAATGAGATACAAGTTAGATCAATATGATTTAATACCTAAACTTTTAATGACTTGTAACCCTGCTAAAAATTGGGTTTATACTCAATACTATAAACCTGCTAAAGAAGGAGTAGAGAAAGACCATAGAAAGTTTATACAAAGTCTTGTAGATGATAATCAATTTATTTCTAAGCATTATAAATCACAACTACTTACTTTAGATGAATTAAGTAAACAAAGACTATTGTATGGTAATTGGGAATATGATGCTACTAATGATAACTTAATAGAATATGATGCAATACTAAACTTATTTAATCAAACAGGAATAGAAGGAGATAAATACATAAGTTGTGATGTAGCAAGGTTTGGAAGTGATAAGACAGTTATAATGTATTGGGAAGGGTTACATATTAAAAAGATAAGAACTATGCTTAAATCAGCTATAAATGAGGTTGTAGAGCAAATAAGGTTATTACAACAACAATATAGTGTAAGATTGACTAACATAATAGTTGATGAAGATGGAGTAGGTGGTGGAGTTAAAGATTATATGAGATGCAGAGGTTTTATAAATAACTCTAAAGCTTTAAAAGGAGAAAACTATCAGAACTTAAAAACACAATGTTATTACAAATTAGCTGATTTAGTTAATACTGCACAGATTGGAATAGAATGTAGTGATATAAATATTAAGAATCAAATTATTGAGGAGTTAGAGCAGGTAAGAACTAAAGATGCTGATAAAGACAACAAACTAAAGATAATACCTAAAGAAACTATTAAAGACATAATAGGTAGATCTCCTGATTATGCAGATGCTATAGCTATGAGAATGTTTTTTGAGTTAGATGCTAATTATGGAAGATATTTTGTGCAATAAAAAAGGTGTAAAATAAGCAGCTCAAGAATGAACCTGATCTTTGTACTTCTACTTAAATTACACCCTTAATAAACAAAAACTTTATTAAAAACTGAGCAAACATAAGAATTTTAAACTAAAACAAACTAATTTCTATTATATATTATGCGATTGAAAATAAATAAAGATGGCAAGGAGAGTGTTTACACAATGATAAACAGTTGGAATGATGTAACTCTTGACAAATGGGTAAAGCTTATAAGTAAAAAGGAAAAGACAAAGAGTGAAGAAGCAGTTGAAATAATAAATACATTATCTGATATACCTAGAAAGTTAATTAAAGAATTAGGAATACAAGATATAGCAGTTATATTAAAAAGAATTAGCATACTACAACAGAATGCTGATAGTAATTTAAATAGAATAATAAAAATAAATGATGTTGAATACGGATTTCACCCGAATCTTGAGGAGATCACTCTTGGCGAATATGCAGATATAGAAACATATTTAAAAAATGGATTAGAGAATAATCTTACTAGACTGTTAGCTATTCTTTACAGACCTATAACAGAAAAGGATAAAGATAATTATTCTATTGAAGCTTATGGATTGAGTGATTCTAGAATGAGGGCAAAGAAGTTTGAAACTATGAAAGCAGTAGATGTCAATAATGCTTTGGTTTTTTTTTGGACTTTCGTCAAAGAACTATTGAAAACTTTGCTGCCGTATTTAATGGAACAGAATCAGAAGATGCTAAGCAAACCACAGATGACCAATTCGCTGATAAGTGGGGTTGGTTTGGTGTAATGCATAGATTGTGTAATGGAGAGATTATTAATTTAGAAAGAATAACAAATTTAGGTTTATATGAGTGCCTTACTTGGCTAACTTATGAAACAGATTTAAATGAAACTAAAGCAGTACAAAAATGACATACTTTAAAGATTATAACAACACAGTAGATACCTTAAAACAATTAGGTGCTAATCACTTTCAAATTAAAACTACAACTACAGGAGATTTGTGGACACTTGATCTTGAAAAAGAAACTATGTTTCCACTAATGCATATTAATCCTGTAAGTGCAGTAGCAGGTACACATCAAATGACATTAAACTTTCAAATATTTGTAATGGATATTGTATTTCCTGATTTGTCAAATGAACAAGAGGTTTTATCTGATTGCCTACAAATTTGTAATGACTTAATAGGTACATTTAAAAATGGTGAAAGTCTTTTATTATCTAATCAGGATTTAAATAATTTGCCTAAATACTTTACAGAAGGAGATATAACAGTAGAACCATTTACAGAAAGATTTTCAAATGCATTAACAGGTTGGGTATTTACTTTACCTGTAATAATAGAGAATGAATATAACACTTGTATAGCACCACAATTAACTACAGATGCAATACATTAATGTTTAAATTTAAAATAGGAAAATTAACAATACAACTAATACCACCAAAGATAAGTTATGAATTATGAAGATTTAGTAGAGAAGTTAGAAGCAATTAGTATAGAATTAGAAACATATAATGACTATCCTGAATCTGCTAGTAACAATGCTTGTAAGGTACTTAAATGGATAGATAAATATGGTAGAGATGAAGTTAAAGGAATGACTAGAACAGGACTTGTAAGAGCCAATCAGTTGTGTTCAAAATCAAATATTTCAAGAGATACTATATCAAGAATGGCATCATTTAAAAGACATAAAAAAAATGCAGAAATAAACCCTGAATATAAATCTACACCTTGGAAAGATAAAGGATATGTAGCTTGGTTAGGTTGGGGTGGTACATCAGGAATAGAATGGGCAATTAATAAATTAAAACAAATAGATAAAAAATAATTATGGCAGATTTAACGACAACTCTAAGTGAATCAGTAGTATTAAATGGTGCAGTTAGAGGAACAACAAACACAGTAACAACTACAGGAATTAATAATGTATATGAAAGAATTGTAACTTGTACTATAGATGAAACAACACATCTAGCAACTTTTGATTCTGATTCTTTTGGATCAGCAGTTCAAATTGACAAACAAGATGTTAGGTATATTAGAATAACTAATCTTGATGCTACTAACACTTTAGAATTAGCAGTAGTTGGTTCAGCTACTAATTATCAAGTATTACTAAAAGCAGGTCAATCACATATACTTTGTGCTGCTACTACAGTTATGTTAGCAGAAGCAGATACATCTCCTAGCTTTGGAACTATGGCTGACTTAACAAGCATACAAGTACACCCTGTTGCTACATTAGATGTAGAGATATTTGTTGCTAGTGTATAATGAATGCTTTAGAGAATTACTTAAATAGATTTGGTGCTAGTGTAGTAAATAAAACTATTGGTAATCTTAAAAGAAAGAAAAAAGTAGTTACAGGTGCATTAGTTAATAGTGTAAGTTTTGAACTTAAAAAAACTAATGATGGTTATCAAGTAGATTTTATGATGCTTGACTATGGAGATTTCATTGATAGAGGAGTTTCAGGAAGTAAAAAGAAAAGATCTTACATAGACTATGAAGGTAAAAAACAAAGCAGTCCTTTTTCTTTTGGTAAGTCAAGAGATGGTGGATTAACTAGAGGATTAGATAAATGGATTGTAATGAAGGGTATAGCACCTAGAGATGAAAAAGGTAGGTTTATATCAAGAAAGAGTTTAAAGTTTTTAATTGCTAGAAAGATATATACACAAGGTAAAGAAGGTCTAGCATTTTTTCAAAAACCATTAGGTTTAGAATATAAAAGAATGGCAAGTGAAATAGGTAAAGCAGTTAAATTAGATATAATACAAAATTTAGGAAAATGAGTATAATAATAGAACAAGAACCACTATATAAAACATTACCTGTAGGACAGGATATAATATTTACAGTATCAAGTGATGTATTGGTGGCTACAAAATATAATGTAAAATTTACTGCTCAAATATTTATAGATAGAGAATCAAGTAATATTTTTAATCCAACATCTTTAGTAGCAACTTTAAAAGTAACACCTAATAATACAGGTAGGGGTATATTTAGTTTACAACCTATATTAGAGAGTTATGTATCTCCACAACAAGAGGGAGTTGATTTTTTTCAAGCTAGTATTAGTCAGTTTAAGGGAACTTACTACTCAGAAGATAACCCACACCCCATACATATAATAGATAAATATTGTGTAAATACTAATAATGTAAGATACTTTGGAATATCTTTTAATATAGAATACTATGATACTGCTGATTTAGTTGGAAAACCTAAAAGTTATTTAAAACCTTTTAATTCAATTATCTTTTTATATTTTAATGGTGTTATAAATTATGATGCAGTATTACAGTATATTAAGGGTAATTATGGTTTTAACTTAAACAAAGATAAATCAGTATTAAATAACTACTATGGAACTTTAGGTAAGTTTTTAAGTGATGCACCTTTAACACAATATGCTAAATTAACTGACTATGGAACTATATCATTTTTAAATTGGTTAAATACATCATCTTATAGTTTTGAAGTAGGGGGTACAAGTGCTACTGATAATATGGTTAAAAAGATACAAGTAAGTTTATTTAATAATTTAGGTAATCAAATGGGTGTTTTTGATATAGATTGTACTGATGTAAATGGTGGTTTTCAATATAGTACAGATTTTGCAGAAGCTAGATTAATATATTTTGGTGGTTTTCCTGCAAATTTTGATGGTGCAGGTTATAGTATATGGAACAGTTTTAAAGCAAATACTTCTTTTTATACTTTAGTTGCTTTTGATGATAATAATGATGCTATCAGTCAAACATATACAGTCAATATAATTGGTAATAGTTGTAAAGGTTTTGAAAGCATAAGACTAACTTGGCTTAATAGCTTTGGTACTTGGGATTATTACACATTTAAAAAGAAGTCAGTTAAGTCTTTACAAACTAATAGAACATCATATACACAACAAAGTGGTACTTGGAATCAAAAAAAATATAAAATTAGAGGTTACAAAGGGGGTAAGAAAAACTTTAGAGTAAACACTAAACAATTAATAAGTATAAATACTGACTTCATAGATGAAGATGAAGCAGTATGGTTTGAAAACCTAATAAATAGTACAGATGTATATATGCTTAATGGTTATGATGGTAGTTTAGATGATAATAATTTTGGTATTACAAACAAATATGTAGAACCTGTTACAGTAACTACATCAAGTTATACTAGAAAGACAAAAGCAAATGACAAATTAATACAATATACATTTTCAATAGAAAAATCACATAATAAAAGAACACAATCAGTATAATGTCAGTACAATTAGTATTATATCCACAAAGTTATCAAGGTGTTTATTCAACTACATCATATCCTGTATTAAGTGAATATGTAGCAGATGTACCTTTTTTCTTTTTTCTTAATTGGTTACCTAATTATGATGTAGGCACATCATCTTTAGATCCTTCACTAGATGCAGTTACAAATAATCCACCCATACCTGCTTGGAGAACTTGGAGAAGTACAGGTGGTTTTTATGCTAATGTTACTGCACCTAGTCAAAGTTTTTTTGATAGATTGATACTATATTCTAATAATGGTGCTATTTCTAGTAGTGGTGTGTATCAAGAAATACAAAACTTAAATGTTGGTATTTTATATGAATTGAGAATTAAAATAACACAATTAGGTTCAGGTGGTACTCTTTTAATAGGAAACCCTAATTTAAACACTACTCTTGGTGGTGGAATGACTGCAAATCTTTCTACATCAAGCACAACAACACACGTTGTTACTTTTACTGCTGCAAATACAGAAGAAACTTTAATAGTAGATTATAGAAATAGTAATGGATCAACTATTAATATAGAATTTATAAGTATAAAAGATGCTATTAATCCACCATCACAAGGATATGGAGATTTATATGATGGTCAAGTAATATGTGATTTATATGAAGAAGAAGATATACCACTAACATTATCAATAGATAATTTTAAAAATGTAGCTGAAAAAACACAAAGTTATTCTAAAGATTTTAACCTACCTGCAACTAAAAGAAATAATAAGATATTTGGTCATATTTTTGATGTTACAAGAACACAAGATGATTTAAGTTTTAATCCTTATGTAAAAACTAAATGTATATTAAAACAAAATGGATATAATATTTTTGAAGGTTATTTAAGATTAATAGATATATCAGAAAAAGAAGGAGAAATTAGTTATAATGTAAATTTATATTCTGAACCTGTTGCATTAAAAGATATATTAGAAAATAAAAAATTCAAAGATTTAGATTTTTCAGAGTTAGACCACGATTACAATAAAACAAACATTAAAGCAAGTTGGTATGATTCAACAGGTATAACATTAAATAATCCTCTTAGTATTAATTCTAATGCTTACGATTCAGCTTTAGGTGTAAATAACACTAATGTTTTAAAATATCCTTTTGTAAATTGGGTTGGAGATTATAATAAAGATACTAACAATTATCCTGTTTTAAACACACTTGAAGATGCTTTTAGACCTTGGATTAATTGTAAATATATTTTAGACTGTATCTTTGATGACACACCATTTACATATAAATCAGAATTTATTAATTCTACTGTTTTTACTAATATGTTTATGGATTTTAATTGGGGAACAGGAAATGCACCTAATGACACTATACATACAGGTAAAACACAGTTTCAATATTTACATAGTCAAACTATTAATACACCTTGGGTCAATCTAGATTGTAATACTAATAATTTTTCTAATGAATGGGGATATGATCAAACAACTAATGTATTTACTTGTATAGCTGATAACACAGTTTATGATATAGTAGCAAAAGCAGTATTTAGATGTCAAGTTTCAGGTAATGCAATAAGAGTAAGATTATTACATACTGATACTACAGGCGCACAGACAATACATAATTTTCAAAGTCAATATATTTCTAGTACAGGTGGACAATATTCTTACAATACAACTTTAAGTGTAACATTACAAGCTGGTGATACTTTAGAATTTCAAGCACAATCTTCTGCACTAAATAGTTTTGTTTGTGTTAATTCTAGTCCATATCAATTTGGTGCAAGAATTTATGGTAGTGTTACAATAAATAGAATTACTAACTCTATTCTTTTACATACATTAAGAGGAGATTTAGGTCAATGGGAATATATTAAAGGTTTTATAAATATGTTTAATTTGGTTATGTTGCAAGATAAAGATAATCCTAATAAAATTATAATAGAACCATATAACACTATATTTTCACAAGATGCATTAGGAACAACTTTAATAGAAAGAAATATTAAATATGATTGGACAGATAAAATAGATGAAACACAAATAAAATTAACTCCTTTAGATTTAGACAATAAAACTATGTTTAAATATGAAGATGATGATGATGATTATCCAACAACATATTATAATAGTTTAAGTACAAAAGATTATGGAAGTGAACCACATTTAGGTTTTAATAATGCAATAAGTATATTAGCAGGAGAAAAAGAAATAAGTGCTAAACCTTTTGCAGCTACAGTTATAAAACCTATTGCTGATTATATAAATGATTTAATAATACCTGTTATATTTAGTAGTAATGATGATCAAACTGAATTAGAAAGTTTTAATAATAAACCTAGAATATTATATAAAATAGAATCAAGTCCTTTTCAATTTACAGGAAATACAACATATAAAATACCAACACAAAATGGTGTTTCAGGAGAACAAGCAACAGGGTATTTAAGATTTTCTCATACATCAGACATATTAAGTTCTGCTACAGATACAGATCTAAACTATGGAACAATACAACTTTTATGTGGAGATAGTCCTATAGATAATTTATATCAAAAATATTGGAGTAGATATTACAATGAATTATATAATCCTGATACAAAATATATGACATTAAAAGTAAATTTAGATGCATCAATAATAAATGATTTTGATTTTTCTAAAAATGTAATGATAAAAAATAAAGCATATAGAGTAAATAAAATAGATTATAAACCAAATGATCTATCAACAGTTGAATTTATACTAATAGGATAATGGATTATTTAAAAAACTTTAACATAAAACCTAAAGAGGTTACAAGCACAGGAGAGGTTATATTTACTGATGGCACGTATGAATTTCCACCTAATCAATTAGCTTGTGAATCTTATGGTTATACATTTAATCAAGCAACAGGAACTTGTTCTGCTTTTAATTATAATTCTAAATTACAAAATAATTTTTCTAATATTTTAAATAATACAAGTGGTGGTGTAACTGATAATGGAACTAAAAACACTATTCTAAATGGTCAAGAAAATATTACTAAAGGAAATAACTTTAATAATATAATGAATGGAGAAAAACATCAAATAGATAATGGTATAAACAACACAGTAGTTTTAAATGGTATTTATGGTAAAGTAGAAAATCAAGGAGAAGTAGTAATTAGTGGTGGTGGATTTAATGAAGCATTAGGAATGGCTCAGACTTCATTTATACAACAATCAGGAAATACAACAGATGAAACTGAAACTGCTTTACTTGTTCAATATTTACCTTTAACTTATATACAAAAAGTAGCTAATTCAGTAATAGGTTTTGAAGCACACGTTGTAGGGGTTAATACAGGTGTTGGAGATGGTAGTGCAGGAGATTATGGTTACTTTAAATTAACAGGTGGTGTAAAGTTTACAAATGGTTTAGCTTCTTATTACCACGTTGATGTTCACGCAGTAGTTCCTCACGGACATAGTGGTTTAAACCTTACAGGTACAATGAAAGATGTAACTGCAACATCATTTGGTGTTCACGTTACAGGATTAGCAGAAACATATATACAATGGACTGCAGATGTTAAACTATGGAGAAATAATATACAACAAACTTTTTAAGATATGGCAGATAAAGAAATAGTAATGAGTGTAAAAGCAGATATTAAGTCTGCTAAAAAACAATTTGATGATTTAAATAAATCTATAGAAAAGACAGATCAATCACAAAAAGATTTAAATGCTACTATAAAAGAACAAAATCAAATACTTTTTGAATTAGAAGCTGAATTAATTGAACTAGAAAGAATACAGGCAGAAATAGGTAAAGGTTCTTGGCAAGATTCTATGACAGGAACTACTAAAAAACTAGATGCACAAAAATTAGCAATTAAAGACCAAAAATTAGCACTTAAAAATCTTAACCAACAAAGAAAAGATAATAGTTCTGAATTAAAAGAACAAACAAGTCAATTAGATAAGCTTAATAAGAAACAAAAAGAAAATGACAAGACTATAAAAGATGGTATAGGTAATTTTAGATTGTTTGGTGTTTCTATAAATGATGTTCAAAAATCTTTAGGCAGAGTAATACCTACTATAAAGTTAATGTTTGCAAGTATCAAAACAGGGATAATGAGTACAGGTATTGGTGCTTTACTTATTGCATTTGGAACTTTAGCAACTTACTTTACAAGTACAAAAAGAGGTGCTGATGCTTTGTCTGTAGTTTTCGCAGGTTTAGGTGCAGCAGTAAATGTATTAAGAGATAGAATATCAAAAGTAGGAGAAACATTATTTAACATATTTGATCAACCTATAGCAAAAACATTATTAGGAATTAAAGATGCTTTTACAGGAATAACAGAAGAAGTTACTAAAGAAGTAGCAATAATGACTGCTTTAGAAAAAAGATTTAAAGCACAAAGAGATGCAGAGATTGAGTTTTCAGTACAAAGAGCAGAAACTAGAAAAGAAATAGAAAAAGCTAGGTTATTAGCAGAAGATGAAACAAAATCACAAGAAGTAAGAATTGAAGCACTTAAAAAAGCTTTAGATCTTGAAACACAAACTGTAAATAAAGAACTTGAATTAGCAAAAGAAAAAGTAGCAATTCAGGAAGAACAAATGGAAACTGCTGAAAATAAAGTAGAAGCAGAAAAGAAATTAGCAGATTTAAGAGTTGCTTTAATAAACACAGAAACAAAATCATTTAGACTACAAAAAAGAGTACAAACAGAAATAAATGAATTAGAAAGAGAAATACAAACTGAAAAGGATCAAAGAGCAAAAGATGAGCAAAAAAGATTAGATGATGAAAATCAAAAAATAGAAGATGCTAATCAGAAAAAGCTAGATCAACAAAAAACATTTGATGAAAAACTTTTAGAATTAAATAATGCAACAGAATTATTACTAATAAGTGATGAAAAAGAAAAACAAGATAGATTATTAGAAATTCAGTTAGAAAGTCAAAAAAGAAGTATAGATGCTTTAGATATTTCAGAACAACAAAAAATAGCTTTAAAGACTGCAGCAGATGAAAAATATAATGCTCAAAAACTTGCTAATGAAGAAAAACTATCTGATGATACTCTTAAAATACAAGAAAAAGTAGAAGAAGCAAAAAAGGGTTTAATTGCACAAGGATTTGCAGTTGCAGGAGAATTAGCAGGAGAAAATGCTGCATTGTCAAAAGGAGTTGCAGTAGCACAAACAGTTTATAGTACACAACAAGCAATAATGGCGGCATTAGCAGCGACATCAGTAGGAGATAAACTACTACCATATCCTTTAAGATTAGCTAATTCGATTGCGGCAGGGGTTATGGGTGCTGCAGCTATAAAAAACATATTATCTACAAATCCTGATGGTACAGGTGGTACAGGATCAATGGGTGTAAGTGGTGGTATTACAGGAACACCTGCACCTGAAATGCTTAGTGGTAAGTTTGAATTAGGTGGTATGCAAGAACAACAACCTGTTCAAGCTTATGTAGTTACAGACAACTTAACAGATAATCAAAACAAACTTGCTTATATAAGAAGGAGAGCAACAATTTAAAAATCAAATATTAATTAAAAATATCTATTATATATTATGCCTTGTAAAAAATGTGGAAAAAAATGGAAATGGGGAGAAAAAGGAGAGTGTAAATACGATTCTAAAGAAGCTTGTGAAAAAGCAAACCCAAAACACTATGAAAGTCTTAAAAGCACTAAGATAGTGGAATTAGTAATTAGTGATGATAGTGAAGAACTAACTATTGATGCTATTAGTCTAGTAACAAGTCCTGCAATCGAGCAAGACTTTGTATTCTTTGGTAAAGAAAAAAACAACTTAACTTTTGCTAAGATAGATGAAGAAAAAAGAATGTTAGTTAGTCCTGCATTAATTCCTAACAAACAGATATTTAGATATGATCCTAATACAGATTCTGATTACTATGTCTATTTTTCTAAGGACACAGTAAAACAAGCCGCTGAACTTTATTTAAAACACAATAACCATCATAAAGCAACTTATCAGCACGAGGAAAGAGTATCAGGTGTTTTAACTATAGAATCTTGGATTAAAGAAGGAGATATGGATAAGTCAAAAATGTATGGTTATGACTTACCAAACGGAACTTGGTTCGTTAAGATGAAGATAGAGAATGATGAGATGTGGGAAAAAATTAAGGGTGGAGAACTTCGTGGTTTAAGTATCGAAGGATATTTTATTGATAAGATGGAGAAGATGTCTGAAACAGTAAAACCAACTAATGAGGAGATTTTATCAGCACTTAATGAAATCATACAAGACATCAAAAATCAAACAAACGATAAATAATTCTATTATATTAAAAAAAGAACTCACAATGGATTTAAAAAAACAAATATTAGTAGCACTTGGTCTTGATAAGCAAGATGAGGTAGCTTTAGAATATCAAGCAAAGTTAGAGGACGGTACTTTAATAGTATCTACTTCTACAAATTTAGAAGCAGGTGTGGATATATCTGTTTTAACTGAAGATGGCAGCACAATGCTATTGCCGATTGGTGAATACAAGACCGAAGAAGGTCAAAGATTCAAAGTAGAAAAGGAAGGTGTTGTGGCTGAACTTTATGAAGATGAAGTTGAAAAGGAAACAGAAGGAGAACCTGTTAATGAGGAAATGGGTAATGATAAAGAAGAAGATGAGTATGAAGATGATGGTAAAGAAGCTGATGTAGAAGATTGGGCAGGTATGGAAAAACGTATCAAAAACCTTGAAGATGCAGTAGCTGATTTAAAGAAAGACAAAGTAGGAAATGATGAAACTGAAGAATCAGATGTAGAAATGGAATCTGAAACTACAGAAGAACCAACTCCTAAAAAAGTAAAAACTACAGAGGAGATAGAATTTGAATATCAAGCTAAGATAGATGAATTAAAATCTAAGGTTGTAGAGTTATCTAACCAACCTGCTGATACTCCTGTAGATACTAATAAGTTTAGCACAGACAAAAAAGATTTTACTCCTGATCTAAGAAAAATGACTAAGAGAGAAAGAATCTTATATAATTTAACTAATAACTAATTTAAAAAAATAAAAAAATGAGTTTTACAGTAACATCAAATTATGCAGGTAAGGCGGCGGGATTTTACATCAGCGCAGCACTTAAAGAAGCAACTTCTTTAGATCACTTAACTGTTTTACAAAATATAAAATATAAAGAAAATTTGCAGAAGGTTGCAGGATCTTCGTTGGTTAGGAACGCAGATTGTAATTTTACAAATCACGGAACTCTTGCATTGACTGAATCAATTCTAGAACCAAAGAACTTACAAATTAATATGGAAACTTGTAAGGACACTTTATTAAGTTCTTGGGAAGCGGACACAATGAGAGCAGGTGCTATGAATAACAACTCTCCAAAATTTGAGGACTATGTTATTTCATACTTCACACAACATATTGCTGATGCAGTTGAATCTTCAGTATGGAGTGGTGCTGCTGCAACTAATGGAGAGTTTGAAGGGTTTTTAACTGCTACTACAGGTGCTTTTGCAGTAAATGGTAATGTAATTCAAACTGATAATGATGGTGGTGCAGGAACTTCATATACTGCTGCAAACATTATTGCAAACTTACAAACTATTGCTGCTGCAATTCCTTCTACAGTTTATGGTAGAGAAGATCTAAGAATCTATATGAATTGGAAAACTTACAGATTATATGTTTCAGCAATTTCATCTTTAGGATATGTAAATATGTATTCAATGAATAATGACTATGAAGCTACTTTTGAAGGCATCAAGTTATCAGTTGTTTATGGTATGCCAGATGATAAATTAGTTGCTGCACAAACATCTAACTTATTCTTCGGTACTGACCTTGTTTCTGATACGACACAGGTAAAAATGCTCGATATGAGTCCACTCGACGGAAGTGAGAACCTAAGATTTGTCGCTAAGTATTCAGGTGGTGTTCAAGTAGGAATAGGTGCTGAAGTAGTACAACAAGACTAATAACTAATTATATGGAGAGAGGGTTTTTCCCTCTTTCCTTAACTTTTAAAACATAAAATAAATGGCTTGTGATTTAACAAAAGGGAGAGGAATCCCTTGTAGAAACCTTATAGGAGGTGTAAAGTATATTTATTTTGCTCAATTTGACCAAGTTGGTGCTATAACAACAACTGCATCAGAAATTACTGATGTAGATATGGGTGCTAACAATATATATAGATATTCAATTAGAAGGGGTAATGCTTCAATTACAGAAACTATTACAGGTTCTACGGAGAATGGTACTGTAGTTTATGCGCCTACTTTAAATCTAAAGCTAACAGGGTTAAGTAAAGAAGATCAAAATGAATTAAAATTAATTGCACAAAGTAGAGTTGTTGCTTTTGTTCAATTAAATCAAGTATTAACTAATGACCACAATGTAATTATGTGTTTAGGTGCAACTAATGGTTTAGACCTTAATACAGGATCTAATGTAAGTGGCGCTGCATTCTCAGATTTAAATGGTTACGAATGGACATTTGAAGGACAGGAATTTGCACCAATGCAAACAGTATTAGATTATACTGCAACACCATTCGATAATTTAGATAGTGGTGCGCAAATACCTATTGTAACTTCTTAATCAGATATTACATATAAATTTAAAGGAACTACTTCGGTAGTTCTTTTTTTTTCCAAACAAATCTGTCTTTTTTCTATTATATAGTATGATACACGGACAATATGGTCAAGCTTATAGATTTTACACTACAACTGAGGAGAAAAGAATAGATAAAGCAGTACCTAGTTCACAGATAAGGTTTTTATATAAGTTTACTAATGGTATGGATAGAAATGTGGTTTATGCTTATGGGCAAAATCAAATAGTAAACAACAGATACACAAGAGTTGATATGACACCAAATACAACAGAAGATGTATTTACAGGAAATATTGACTTTATGCCTAATGGCTATTGGGAGTATGAGATCTATGAAGTAAGTTGGCAAGATGGTGGAACACCTACAGTAGCTACAGGATATGCACCAATAAATGAAACAGATGTATTAACACCACCTGCAGCAGACAAAGGAATAGTACAAGGAAGGGTAGAGATAGGGAAGTTATACATTACAGAAGCAACAGGACAAGAAGAAGTACAGTATGAGGAATATGTAAGACCTACACAAACAAATTATATATACGTAAGTTAAAAATAAAAAAATGGGAATAAAAAATACACAAGCATTATTAAATGAGCAATTAGGTGGTTTAGGAGAAATAGAAGTATTTACAACTACTGCACAAACAGGGAAAGATTATTATGCAATCTACTTTGTGCAAGAGAGTGTTATATCTTTAATCACTATGACTAATACTACAGGGGCAAGTAACTTGGTTACAACAATACCTGCAGGAATGACTTTATTTGGTAACACGACTGCAATAACTCTGACTTCAGGTTTAGCAATCGGCTATAAAAACTAATATATGTTAGCATTAGCAAACAAGCTAACCCTATCAACACAACCTACCTATAGGTTTGTAAATAAGTATTCTATTGACTTTGATGGAGTAGATGACTGTATAGTTACTGATGGTGCAGATACTGTAGCACAACCAACTACTTATTCTTTTTGGTGTAAAACAAGTACGACTACTCAAAATTTTGTTTTTGGACACGGTAGTGTGTTTATGGGTGGTTTTCAATTAAATAATTCAGGTAACCCTAGACCTCTTTTATATTTAGGTCTTAGTAATTATAGATATTGGACAGACATACCTGCACAATATGATGGAGAATGGCATCATTGGGTAGTATATTCAGACACTAACGACATAACAAATTCAAAACTTTATGTAGATGGTGTTTTACAAGCTGTTACAAGTACTGTTACAGGAAGTACGACAGCATACACAGAATCATTAACTATAGGTGGCGATAAAGCATCAGGTGGTAATTACTTTGAAGGCAAGATAGATGAGTTTGCAGTATTTGACAGAGAACTTACACAAGATGAGATTACTCGTATGTATAATACTTACTACTCTCCAAACCGAGTAGCTAATGGTAACTTTAGTCAGATAGGTAATGAAGAAGTAACTAATGGAGATTTTAGTCAGATAGGTAGTGAGTTAGTAACTAATGGCGATTACAGTTCAGGAGATGCAGGTTGGTCAACTTCATCAGGTTGGACTTTTAATAATATTGATGCTAGTTTTGATGGTCTTGCATATCAACCTATAAGACAAGATGTAGGTCTAGTAACAGGTAAAATATATAAAATAACATTTACTTTGAATATAAGTAGTGGTAATATGTTTTTTCAACTAGGTGGTGGTAGCACATCATATACAACAAGTGATACATATACTATTTATGAAGAAGCTACATCACACGCAACACTATCTGCATTTATAAGTATTTTTTAAACAATAACTTCAGCATTTACAATAGACAACGTATCAGTAAAAGAGGTTGGGCAAGATTGGACTTTTGGTACAGGTTGGAGTATGGGAGATAATAAGGCAGTATTTAGTGGAAGTGCTTTTGCTAATTTAGAACCTACAGTTGCACCTATAACATCAGGAAAACATTATAAAGTATCTTTAACAGCAGTTGTTACTAATGGGTCTTTTAAACTACAAAATAATGGGGTAGATATAATAAGCGAAAACACAAGTAATTCTTATACTGCATATTTCACTGCAGGTTCAACTACTTTTAATATTGCAAGAGCAAGTGTAGGAGTACAAAATGATTTTACAATAACAGACATAACAATCAAAGAAGTAGGGCAGCATTGGACATTAAATAATGGTGCAATAGTATCTAATGATAGTTTAAGTTTACCTGCAAGTAGTAGTTTGGTTAGTGCAGTATCAAATGTGGGAACTCAATATGCTAAAACTTTTAAATTAACATATACAAT